GTCTAGAAGCGACCCACTATCAGAATTTAGACCCCCTACCCGCATAGTCCTATCCTTAGGTTCCGCCCCATCGCCGCTGGTGTACCTTGCTGCCGCTCCCTTGACACATCGTCATTCCGTTCCTACCGTTGGGACGGCGGGCGGTTCGCTACTCGCATCGTTCCACCTCACCCCTACATACCCAGTAGCATGAGCGGTGCCAGGCATGAACACGCCATGCAGCCACCGATGCCACACAGTACCATCAGTATCAGAAACAGTAGGAACTTCATCGCATCATCCCCAGTCAAAATGGGCATCAATTGCGGCACGCAACACCAGCCACTCCTTTTCGTTCAACAGCGTATGCGCCGTATAACTAACAGAGTCCGCTCCTTTCAATGGTTCATCCTCATACGTTATAGCCAGCCATGCGAACTCGTCATCGCCGCTTACGTCTATCCAGCTACGAGGCAGGTCGCCCACCATCGCAGACCCGATTCGGCACCAGTGATCCGGAGTCCTATTGTCCGCGCCAAGACTTGAATGTGTTTCGCTCATCTCACTCACCTTTCACTGTTCGCTTGTCATGGCACGTCCGACACAGCGCCATGCAGTTCGCTTCGTCGAGGCGCGGCCCGCCTGCGGCTATCTTCGTGATGTGATGTACGGGGTTCGCGGCATCACCGCACACCTCGCACAGCGGATGCTGCCGCAGGTACCATAGGCGGAAGCGTTGCCACCGTGCATCGTAGCCCCGCTGTCCGGCCGTGGGCCGATCGTCAGCCGGACGCTTACGCTTGGGCGGTCGGTGTAGCCTCCGCACTTGGCGTATCGGCCTGTGGGTTTTGGGCTTACTTGGCACGGCGACACTTCATCTCACAGTATCCTACCGCTTCAGCGTTCATAAAAGCGCACGACCACGGCAACTGTCATTGTCAGGCACGACCCGCAAAACGCGCCAGCTATAAAACAGAACAGCATCACGCATCCGCCTTCCCGTCGATCAGCGTGGCGAGGCGCTTGAGGATGGCCATTATGCGGAACTCGTTGTGGTTCAGCCGCTTGAAAGAATACTCCGCCACAATACTCGCCGCCGTATCGGGCATCTCAGGCTTGATGTAGGGGCGGAGGGCTTCGGCACGGTGCCAGCCTTTGCCGCCTACTGACACGAGTTTTTGACCGCCCTCTATCACTTTCAAGGCCACAACTCGACATTCTCTGCCGAGTTGCGCCCCATCCACGTACTCCACCCGTTGCCCGAGCTGAAATGGGAACGTAACCGTCATTTGTTTGCCTCCGCCTTGTACACCCTCGGATTGTAGGAGCCTCTGTCCGGCAACCCAGCCCCGCAGCGACCACTTCTTCGCGTCTGGGCCGCATCCCGCGCAACCGTACGCGCCGTCCCACCATTCGTCGTGCGTTATCATGGCGTCACTCCCTTCCCGTCGGTTAGCGGAGCGAGGTGCTTGAAAGCTTCTAAATTCGACAGCCTGCCAGCTTCGAGATCCGCAACGATGCTCGCGGCCGTCATGGCTTGTGGCTCGTCGATTCGCGCCCGTAAGGCCTCCTGGCTAGATTCCCATCCGCAACGGCTATAGGCCTTGCAGATTGTAAGCATTTCTTCCGTAAGCCCTCGTTTGGAAGCCGTCCCCTTGTAGTGCGCTTCCCACCATTCGTCGTGCGTTATCATGGCGTCACTCCCTTCCCGTCGATTAGCGGAGCGAGGTGCTTGAAAGCTTCTAAAATCGACAGCCTGCCAGCTTCGTAATCCGCAACGATGCTCGCCGCCGTATCGGGCGCCGGGGGCTCTTGGTAGGCGCGGAGTTCAACCGGATCGACACTCCGGAGATCACAGTCCCTTTCAACCGCCACCAGGAACTTGCCGGCTTTCGCCAGCTTCAGCGAGTGGACTTGCCATGCCTCACCGACGTGCTGCCCGCTCACGAACCCGACCCACTGCCCGATTGAGAATGGGAATGCAACCGTTACTTCCGCCATCACTGTCCTCCTAGGAAATGGATTCGATGTCGTCTGGCCGGCTCCAGGTCTCCCGCTTCACGCCATTGGTGTCGAAATAGCGCACTCGAAACCACTGCGCACCATCCTCGTCAAACCAGAGCGCAATAACCTTGCCAGAATTGGGGCCGAGTTTCACCTCGTCGCCGATGCTGTACTTGAATTCTACCGCTTGCATGTTGTTCCTTTCAGAAAAGGGGGCGCGGGGCTTTGCGCTGGCCTATGGCGGGAGAGAGGCCACCCCGCGCCCTAAGGAGGTTTCGTTCATGCTTCACGTTGTACGGTCCCGCCATGACCATCCCGCCTTGATTCTACGTCTTCAGGCGCTTCATCTCGCGACGGTGGCTACACTCGACAAAGTGCCGCTGGAAAGCGAACAGCCCACGCACGATGAGCATGAGCCCGACCACCATCACAATCAGCGAGAGCAAAACGAGCGCCACGAGAACAATCGCCCCAGCGCCAGCAGCCGACTGGATCGAGACGCTGCCGATGTTCTGGGTAGCATCGTCGCCGAGGCGGTCCATGCGTGGCGTGAGACTGCAAGCCGTGAGACAGCACAGGCCCAGGACCGCGATGCCCACCATCAGCATCACCAGGACGCCCCAGAACGTGCCGTTGCTGCGCCGCTGGCGGTGAGGGATCATTCCACCTCGTCCGTCAGCAGGTTGTCGGCCGACTCGCTTCCGAAGCCGATGGCGTCAGCGAGCGCGGCGTCGCTTGGCACCACTTCAATCCCGAGCGTGTCCAGCTCGTCGACGATGTTCCACCCGCCGTACTCGTCGTCGTAGACGCCAGCGATGGTGTACTGATCGAACCAGTCACAAATCTCGATCGTGGTCTCGCCCACCGCGAGGGCCTCGAAGATAAAGGACGTGACGTAGCACCCTTCCGGGGTCGCCACCGGGAGTGCCCCCCAGTAGTTCGGCCAAGCGTGGTAATCGCAGTCTCCGTCGTCGAAGGTGTTGTTCCAGCCGCCCATCCCTGAGTCATCGGGGAAACCCGTGAACATCCACTCGTAACCCCCTTCCTCGCAGGGTTGCCCGTAACCGTCCGGGGGCCACACGGTCTCACAGGTCACGCCATGTAACTGGAGGATCGCCGGATTCCAGGTTAGCGGCGTAGTGACCATGCTGAAAACTTCGTCACCACCCTCGGGGTTGTCGGCCACCGCGTACAGATCGACGTAGACGATCTCGCCGATCTGCACCACGGGTGTCTCGACGCGCAGGGAGAGGTCGATCGCCTTCCACGCCTGCCCCCAGGCGTCGCCAACAGCCCACAACCCACAAATAGCCAATGCAGCAATGGTCGCGCTATTCAACATCTGGCACCTCCTCGCTCGTCAGCAGGTCATCGGCCGACACCGATCCGAAGTCGATGCTGCCGTCAAAGCTCAAGCTCATATTTTCGGCGCCGAGGAAGAACAGCGTTTTAGCGCCGGCCTGTAGTGGGCTGCCGCCGCCAGTGATGACGAGGTGGCCGGCGGCGTTGCCTTCCTTCAGCATCGTGAGGGTCTGGTCGTACTGCGCCGAGTCGCACCCGGCCGGCAACCACACCAGGCACAGCAGCACGACCCAGCCCAGCATCTCCAACACTCTCAGTTTCGTTTTTCTGCTCATGGTGCACTCCCTATTAGGCAAGCGTTGCCCGTATTCACGTCTTGGCACACGATAACACCCTCGTACTCAATCCCTTGAAGGCGATCTAGTTCCTTGATTCGCTTGTCTATTAGCCGTGTTGTGAGCCGCTTCAAACACTGCTCAACTACTTCACACTTCGGGCACAGATACGGCTTGCTCATGGCATCTCCAATAGCCGATCAAGCTTCTTTTCTATCCGGTCAAGCCCATCCCCGATATTGCTGATGTGCACGTCTTGGGCAGCGTTCTTGGACAGGTTGGCCCCAACCGCACCAGCCACCGCTATGATCGCAACGATGACGCCTGTCAGCACCCACCGTGTCCACGTTCCGCTGCCGTTGGCAGTCGCCATGTCGGCCTCCCGTTATTCCCGAATGTAGTCAAACCAAACCAGCCATGCCCCCACGGCCACGCAGAACACCCGCAGGCACGCCGCCATCACCGCCCCCACCTGTCGATCAGAGACTTGTGCCAAGCGCATAATAGCACCACGTAGTAAGCAGTCGTCCAAAGATTTCGAGAATCACAATTGCCAAAGGCATGTCGTTTCTCCTGTCGCCAGTCTGTCGCCAGTTTCAACGCTTCAAAAGCGTACCGTCGGGATGCGGGGGATGCAACCTTAAATCGGCGGGAATCAGCCGTCCGCGCTTCCCCGCCTTGCTACCCGCCTAACCGCGAGCACGCCACTCCGGTTGTGGAATTTCGCCAACTCTTCGACCGCTACGTCCGCCTCCGAGAACGTCAGCCGCAGACCGATGTCGTCCAGGCCTACCGAGATTCGAGACACCTCCGCGATCGCGTCCAGCTCGGTCGACGTATCGACCAGCGTAGCCTGCCCGCCGTCGTCACCGTCGGCCAGCGGATCGCAACGCATGATCGCCGTGAGCCGTGAATCGCAAAGCTCGGTGCGCAACTTGTTCAGGTCTGCCAGAGCGGAGCAATGGCCGTAAGCCGGCAGATCGACTTTCACGCCAATGCCTACGCCCTTGGCTCCGACCGCAACGCTTCCGAATTCAACCGGCCGCTGCCAGTATCCGCGCGGGGCCTTCCACGGCTGCCCTTCCGTCGATTCCGTTTCGCCTTTCGCTTTGTCGTTGCTTTCGGTCTGATCCGTTTTCGCCATCGGTACATCTCCTATGCCCCCTGCGGTACCCCCGCCACGCTCCACAACGTCCGCTGTTCTTCGTTCCGTGCCCGAATCGCTTTCGCGAGATTCTTCAACGCAGCCTCATGGTAGGATTCTTTGATCTCAAATCCACAGAACCGCCGGCCGCGTTTCAGGGCGACGTAGCCCTCGGAACCGATGCCCGCGAACGGGCTGAACACAATCTCGCCCGGATTCGAGAACAGCCGCACCAGCCGATCAATCACACCGAGCTGTAACGGGCAGATATGCTTCGTGTCTTTTTCGCTACGCCCGGCGGCGACGTTCAGAGTGTCTGTCTCGCGGATATCCGACCAGCAGCATTCAGCCCACTCGATCCATTCGTCGCGACTGACCTCATTCTCGGAGGTGATCCGCACCGCGTTCTCGCCGGGAGCCACAAACTTGAGCAAGTAGTCCGGCAGGGCGCCGCGCGACCGTGCCCGGTCGGCTTCCAGCCCAGAGAATTGAAGCTCCCGCGAGTGCGTGCGGATCGCTTGGCCCTGCGGATTCTTCCGCACACACCAATCGTACTCAAAGACCAGTCCCGCCCGTTCGCCCAGTCGGATGTTCATCCCGCGAAAGTCGAACAACCCCTGCCCCCCGGCCCGCTTCATGCGTGGTATCTGCGCGACATGCACCATCACCACCCGCCCCGGCTTCACGATGCGAGCGAGTTGCCGATAGAAAAACGACAGATGCAGCTTGCTTTCGTTCGCCGGATCGTCGCTGTTGCCGATGTCGCAGGCGTCTTCGGTATAGGCGTAGAGGCTGGGGAACGGTGGCGAGAACACGGCTAGATCGACCGCGTTCGGCGGCATCGTCGCCATGCCCTCGATGCAGTCGATCAGATCAAGCTGATACTCGCCTTCAATCTCGAATTGTGGAGGCATCGCGGAAGATCCTTTCTTGTTGCTCGGTGTCCTCTTGCACCCGCTTCGCTTTCACGAGCACTGTTTCGATCATGGGCCGCTCAAGTGAGGTCATCGGGATGTGTACGTTCAGCGGATGCGTAGCCCCGTATCGGTTCGATCGCTTCACGGCCTGGTAGTAGCTCTCGTACGAATCCTGTAGGCCGGAAAACACCTGTCGCGTAGCCCGATGCAGGTTCAGCCCGAAGCCGAGTATCTTCGGCTTGCTGATAAGCGTTTTGATCTCGCCCGCCTTGAACGCCTCGACTAGCCGCTGTCGCGCGTCGTGAGGTGTGTCGCCCTTGATGCTCGCCGCGTTGGGCAGCTCCCTTTCCAGCGTTGCCTGCTCGGCATTGTAAATGCACCAGACGATCGTGGATTCGCCCGGCCACGATTCGACCAGCTTCCGTATGAAGCTCGGTTTGTTCGTCGCAATCGGCTTGCCGCGATGGGTGCCTTTCGCGATCTGTGAGAGCACCGACCGCGACGTGATCCCGCCGACGTTCGTTGCGAACAACTGACCATGCTCCCTGTAGACTAGATCGCGTTGTGCCTCGGTTAGCGGGACATGGTGCATATGCACATTGATCGGCGGCAGCGGCTCCGTGTTGTCATGCCAGCCGTACACTCCCGGATTCGTTAGGAAGATGCACCAGTGCGACAACGCGCGATAGAACGGGCGCAGGGCGTGCGCCTTGAGCACCCACCGCTCGGTTGTCTGCCCACGATTCACGAAGTAGCGGGCTAGAAACTCGTTCACGGTTCGGGACGCATCGCAGAACACCGCATGATTTGCGTACTCGATCCGGTCATTCGGCGCCGGCGTACCCGTCATCGCGAGCTTCCATCGCAGACCACATCCGAGCCGCAGGCAGACTTGCCCCCACTTGCCGTAGTGCGATTTCAGCATGGACGATTCGTCGAGCACCAGACAGGCCAGCCGGCCCTGTGGCGTATCATCTCGTAGTCCATTGTAGTTCGTAATGCCCACTTGCGTTTTACCACTACGCAGCCACGTGGAAAGGTCGCAGGCTGCGATCTGCTCGATCGGGAAGTCGTCACCATAGAACCGATGCAGTTCACGGATCGTCTGCGGGATAACCATCAGCGGCGACACGATCAGAACGCACTGGTTCGGCCGCAGGGTCGGAACGATGTGCCGGATGTACTCGGCCGCGATCAGTGTCTTGCCCAGTCCGCAGTCGGCGAAGATCGAGAACCGCCCCTTGTCCAACGCCATTCGCGTGATGTCAGCCTGGTAGTCGAACAGGAATGACGACGGGTTGTACGTGATTCGCTTCCCGTTGCGGGATGGTTGATCGAGTAACGCCGCATACTCATCGGGCACAATCGCAGTACACCCCTGGATGCGATACGCCGGCAGTTGCTTGATCCGCAGGAACAGCCGATAGTCTTCAAGCCGGCTGGGGTGTAGCGTGATTCGCATCACTCTCCCTCCTTCGCGTCGAGGGCTTTGCGAATTTCTTCCCACAGAGTATCACCATGCGTGGGGTCGTTGAGCCCCACCGTGGCACGGGTCGCTATACGTTCCAGCAACCCCCGCAGCCGCTCGGCCTCGGCCTTGAGGTCGTCGCGTTCGTCTGCGATTTGGCAGCATTCCACAGGCCAGTCGTCTGGGTAGCACTCAACCATCACATTCCTTTCATCGCCGGGCTGCTCGCCGGCCAGTCGCGTGTCATGTCCGCGCCGAGATCCATACGTCAACCCCCGGCACATCGCTGTATTTCTTGCTCGCGCCGAGCGCCACAACCTGCGAATCATCAACGAAACAGACTCCAGTCAGCGCATCGAGGATGCACCGCGCGAGCTTGTCAACGTCCGGTTTCACCACCGGACACGGGCGTCGCTTAGCTGATACGCTCCTGGGCCGCACGAGCCAGAATCGCAGGTCGATGTCCACGGCAACATCCTTCGGCAGTGGCGGGCCGGTCCACGCCTGCGAGGCGAAGTGTTTCACGTCCGCCTGCCAGGGTTTAGTTTTCTTGCTATCGTTCGTCATCCCAACGCGACCGCCGGGGATTGCGTATGCCCGCATACTGCCCTTGGCTACAGGTATGCCGGGTACGAAGAAGTCAATGCTCATGCCGTCACCTCAATCCCCGCCGGGAACTCACGCACCCAGAACCAGACACCGCTTGAGTCGCGTTCCGTGCGTACGCCAGGGTCCTCGAAGGGGCAGGACACCTCGGCAGACGAGCAGCCACACTGCCCCCCCCCACTGTTAGACAATGCCCAGCCGGTTGAACTGTACGGGCACATCCACACGGCCTCCCCGGCCGGTGGCTGCGGGTCCATGACCTGTCGCTCTGTCATTCTGTCATCCTCCCGACTTCCAGCACCCAGACCCAGGGATTGTTAGCCCAGGTGTACGGTCGATAGTCTGCTGGCCATGAGCCCATATCACCTTCAAGCAATTTTCGCTTGGCGTTGATGTTGTCCCAGAGTTTACTAAAATCAGGGATGCGCCGTGCCTCTCTGGCAGTCGGGGTGAGCCATTCCAACTCATAACTACCGGCGGCATAGCGGATACCCTCGGCCCGCGCATCAGCGCACGTAATCTCCTGCACCCGCTCGCCCCGCACGCCGACCAGGTCGCGCGCGATGCGGCTGGCCCACTTTGGCATGAATCGGCCTGACAGGTACGGCCGCTGCCATTCCCAGCGTCGCGACTCCCCATCAACCATGACCGGCACGCCATCGGCCGCGTAGACGACTACGCCTGAGCCAGAACGGCGCAGGCCTTCCCGCACCCAGAGCCGGTCGCCGGGAACGCCGTAGGGGCAGCGTGGCGAGAGAATGTGTCGCCGCTCGCCGCCGAACGTGCATTCGTAGTAGGTGCCGTCCGTCGCTAGCTCGATCCGTTCACAAACAACTGTGGGCTGCGGCTTCATCACCCGCCGCGTCTGCGTCTTCGTGCCGTCAAGTATCGCGCGGACCATAGGGCCGCTGAAAAGGATCCCTCGCTCGCTCACGACTCGCCCTCCGCGATCTCGTCATCGTCAACCAGGTCCGCGCAGTAGCGCAAGACACGCCCACGGGCTTGGTCAGAAGGCAGCGCCGCTAGCACTCCCACGATCGTGACGAACGCGCGAACATCTGGCAACGCTAGCCCCTTACTGAGCAGGTCCGCCTCTTGCTGGGTGATGTCGGGCACGCTTATTGATATCACGACTCGCCCTCCGCGATCTTCGCCAGGCACGCCGCGAGGGACCGCGCTTCCGGCTCGGTTGCAGCTACAGCTTGCACAGGTGGGCAAACCGTATTGCCTATCAGCCTTGCGATGTAGACGACCCAGCTACTCCCCGGTCGTTGCTTAATCTCCCACACATAATCCGGCAGCGCCCCCACGAGTTCGGCGGCGGCGGCGATGTCGGTGGTGGGGCGCCATTCATGGTAGAATCGCGCGCAGTGGGTGTTGCAACCACTCCAAACGCCATCAGCACGCTCCCATCCCATTACCAGTTCCGCCACCTTCGCATTCCGCTCACGCGGCGTCGCGGACTCCCACCACTTGCGGAATTCGTCGAGGGTCATAGCCGGCCCCCCACGAGCACTACCGCCACCGTGCCAGCGAACACGGCGTAGCCCAGCGCCCCCAAGGCCGTCCAGGGCTTGCGCAATGCGAAAGACACAATTGCAAGCGCCACGCTAGCACCCGCCATAAACGCCATAATCAGAATCGGCCACGCGTTAGCCATCGTCATCTCCACTCAGTGAGCCGGGCATCAATGTTGTCCTGCGTGTCCGGCCCCACTATCGGCTCGCACCAATCAACAACTTCGGCAGCATGCTCTAGCTCGGCTGCATCGCTTACCAGGATAGTGCCAGGCCGAAGCGGTGTTCCGCTAGGATTGTTGCAGATGCTTCCTGCCTGCACGGCTGTGTGGTACTGTGATTCGTCAACGCTGATACCAACATTGGCCAGAGGGCCGTAAGACCAGGAGCCCTTGATCGCATACTCATAGACACTCACGAAGATTGCCCCGCTATTCTTGTTATTCGGCCGGCGCAGGACAGCTCCGATGGGAAACATAGGAACCGGGACCGGAACAGATACGTCATGCGTCTCACGGTCGTCTGCGAGCCAGTTGACAACGTATTCTGTTGTAGCCACTCCCTGCTTAGCCATCGTCAACCTCCTCTACCGTCTCTCGGTTCTTGTGTCCTTTCCCATGGTGCCCCCTCGCGCAGATCGGCGTTGCCACCTTTTCGCCGTCCCAGCCCTCAGAAACAGTCACCTTGCGAATCATGCTCACCCGCGGTTCATCCACACCAAGATCCCGCAGACCGTTACAGACCGCATCGCGAGTGTCACCTACTACGGAGACGGCCACACCACCATCCCGCAGAATGATCCCACCGTACAACCGGAACACCTTGCTGCCCTTAGCCATCGTCAACCTCCCTTTCGTTCATCGCCCTCGTTGCGTGGTACAACAAGCTGCGCTGGGCAGCCCCGCGGCGCCGAGCCAGCCGCCGATATGCGATATGGAATCTCTGCCGGCGCAGACAATCGGCGCACCATTCATCGCGTGGCAGTGGATCGCCTTCGCGGTTGTACTCCATCCAGCATGGCGCTTCGTTTTCAGCTTCGGCTTCGCAACGATAATCGCCGCGCCGCGCCCTAGCCTTGTTCGCAGCGCGGTACAGTAGGCCCCAGCGCATCGCGGCGCCGATGATTTTTGCGCGCCTTACACTGTTCATCATTCACCGTCCCTTTCCGCCCGCATGAGCCAAGCCGTCGACACCCATGCTGGCCGGTTTCGCCAGTCTTCGGGCGCTTGCGTTGCGTGTAGCCGACGTGTAGCCTGGGTCAGCAGCCCCGCCAGCTCGGGCGCCGGCAACTTGTCCAGCTCGGCCAGGTGCTCGGCTCGTTCGCGGTCAGCCTGCGATTCGGCCGCCCGCTGCTGGTCGCGGTGCTTGTCGGTCGCTGCTACGCTAACCTGCCCCGGCCCCAGCTCCGCACTCGGCTTCCCGCCGTGCCATTCCGCCGGATCGTCGTCGTAGCGACCCTGGTTAAACCACGTCGCGGGGTATGGCGTAAACTTCCCGGCCTGGCCAGCAGAGCTGCGAGCGTACATCTGAACACGCTCAAGCAGCCACGCGGCCGATTCGTTGTGTTCAACGTCAATGACCGTCAAGGCTTTGCGGATGGCGATGAAGGCCTTTTGCTTGCCGACCCGCCGAGGGTATGCGTAGTAAATTTCCTCGACCTGTTTTTTTGTTACGCTTGATACTGACATCGCACGCTCCCTGGGTCTAGTTCTCTTGGTCTTGTTCTCTTGGTCTAGTTCTGTTCGCTTAGCGGTACGGGGGTGTTCGCTTAGCGGTACGGTCGAACCAGCCTCAGCGAACGTACGCTTAGCGGTACGTTCGCTTAGCGGTACGCGATATCGGTTCGTTCGCCCTGCTGAATTGGAGCCCGCTCGCTGCACCGTAATCAGTCCCAACTTCGCGAGATGGCTGATGCACCCGCTCACGCCAGACAGCGACATGCCGCAATCTTGGGCGACCCGCCGTAGCCCCGGCCAGCACTCGGCATTATCCCCGACGCGATCCTGAAGACAGGCATACACCAGTTTGTCGCCAGGACTTAGATCTGTCCTGGCGGCGACATCCTTGTTAGTTTTCAGGAAAGCCACGACCGGGGTCTCCCGCTGGAGGAACCCCGTACGCCCTGACATCCGGCAGGTCCAGCCGGGAGACCGTTCGCGGATACGACGGCTCGGGGATACGGGGCTCGTCCAAGGAGAGCAAGTTGGGTTGATTCGGACCATCTCATGTCACCCAAAGCATAGCACACGTTATCGGTCGGGGCAAATCAATCTGCCGCCTCCAGCTTCGCCAGCGCCGCCCGCAGTCCCTCGACGCCGTGGCCGAGGTACTCTGTGCTGAAGTTGGAAACCATCCGGCCGGCTTCTTCGCGGGTAAAGGCGCAGGGGTCTTCCACAGGTACTGCTTCGTGGTGATAATCGCCGTCGGCAAGGTTGATAGACGAGCATCCCGGGGGTCCCAAGTCGGCGACCACGTAGGCGCAACACGTTCTGGGTATCCACAGGTAGTCGCCCTGGCCGATAGCCTGTGGCAACTTCGGTTCCGTGCGATAGATGTCCTCTAGTGTGATCGGTTTCATGTCGTCTCCTTTTCGAGCCTGCGTTTCTCGGCGATGAAACGCTTGGCTAGCATGTAGGCGTTCTTTGGTACATCTCGCAATGATTCGTCAAACTCTGTGGAGCTCTGGTTGTGGGCGTTATGCAATGCGCTGGTGAGTAGTGACTTCCCGAGCTCTTCCGCGAAGTGGTCCAGCAGGGTCATGCCGGAATTGACAGTTGCAACACCGGTACATCCCGCAACATCGGGGATGATTCTGGGGTGCGCATATCCGCCTGTGTCGGTTGGCATGTCAGTCCTTTCCTTTCAGCGGCACGAGTTCGGGCTTCAGCGAGAACCGCGATACCGTGACCAGCTCGTACGTGCCGACGATGTAGCCGTCGGAGAAACCGTCGTACTCCTCCACTACGTCGTACGCGGTCCTGCCGGCGTCGCCTTCCCATAGGTACACGCGCGTCGGTAACGTGCTGCCCGGCTTCGGCTCCGGCTTCGGTTTCTTCTTCGTTGGCATGTCGGTTCCTTTCATACAACAGTGCCAGCCTCGTACTTGGTGCGGTTACGAGATGTTCTTGCTTGGCCATGTCGGAGTTTTTCGGCTCTCTTGATACAGATCACAGACGACCACCAGTTTCTTGCCATACCCAGGCAGCGTAGCCTTTACTACTCCGCGCTGGACGGCCGCCGCACAGCACGCCCGCAGCCGGTGGTGCTTGCAGTTGCGACAGGACTCGGTGTGACGGAAATTATGTGCTTTTTTGAACTCTGATCCAGTCATCGTGCATCTCCTCTAAGGCGGCGGGCGGGGTTCGCACCCGCTTCCCAGATCCGTCCAGGCGCACACTCACAGTTGTGCCGCCGCCGCTCTTTGGTTGTCAAAAAGCCCCGTCCCGGATTCCCCACTCGGGTCCCGTGTGCCGTCGCCACACCACTGCCAAGCAGCTTGCAGCCCACAACCTCTCTGGTTGGTTTGGCGGTACTGACTGAGCACTTACCGGGCGCTGCCACGCCCACGGGGCTATTCGGTTGTCAAACGCGGCCCGGCGCCGGTCGGGAACGTCCCGTACATCCGGACACCGGGCCACTCCCTGCATGTACAGATAAGGCGCGGCGCCTCGGGATGCCAAGCCCTCGTTTCGCCTGTCCACGGCAACTGGCACGCCGCTCAGATCCCGCACGCCTGCGTCATCAGCTTGACTTCCTTGCCACCTTTCGGGAACTCGCCATCCCACACATGAATCTTCAACTGGTCTGCCCCCTTCTTGTCACTAGCCGCCGGGTGGAAGGCCATCGTCAGTTCTGAGCCATCCTCCATTGTGATGTACAGCCGACGGTAATACTCAGGCCCATCGGCCAGCAAGCACGCGGTGCTCACGTCTATCGAGACTACTCTGTGAAGTCCTAGATCCATCACTTCACCTCCACGTCGTCGGTCCCCATGAGGTCCAGAAGCCCCGCCGCCCGTGTGAACTTGCCAGCGCCGCGATCGACCGGGGCGGGAAGGTGCGCTAGCGTCGGGCGACGGGGCATGGTCTAGCTCTCCTCCGCGCTCGGCTCGTCCGTTAGATTGATATCGCGAATACGTTTCGGCTCCTTCGGCGTACCGTATTTCAATTGCATCTCAACGATCTTCAACAGCTTGCCGCCTGCGTTGCACGCAGCATTACAGGTGCCAGCACTGATACGCCCCGCCACGGCATCGACCATCAGCGCTGACATAAAGCGTGCAAAGTCTTTCCCGGTCGAAATACTGCCTTGCGTCACTTGCAGGCATTGGGATTGCGGCACCATTTCCTTACTTTCATTAGCTCGCATTTCGCGTTTCGGAGTTCGCGCCGTTGTTGCTTTTCTCGTCTTTCTTGCCTTTGACATCGTTCGCTCCATTTGTTGATGCACTGTAAACAGACCGGTTCCGAGTTACGATTTCTCCGGATCATGTCCGGCGACGAATACAATTCCATCTCCGTGCTGCGTTCATTGCATACTACACAACGCCAGGGCTTGGGATATATCTTTACGCAATCACGCAAACAGATATACTGACTGCCATACCCACTAGATAGCGCGACCGGCGGTTGGATCTCCCACACTTCGGCATCGAGTTGTGCTTGAGAATATCGTTCGCGTCTGATCCAGGACAGCCTATCTCGTTTCACAATCTTCCAGCCGAGCAACAATCCCAACTGGTGTGCCGCTTCGCGATAAGGTGCATTGTCCCACGGACCACCACGGTAGCATGGCGGGATCGCAAGCTCATATTCTGCACCATGTATCGTTGCCGTAAATATCTCCTGCCGCCACGCTATACATTCTTGAGCCCATCGATAGCCCGCTGGCGGTGGTGTCCTAGTGGCCAACTGAGCTTGAAGGCGGCGACAGTCTTCAGTGTGCGGCATGTCAATACGCACCGCTGGCATTAGCTCGCTTCCGCTTCGGGCGACGGTTTGCCGATGACTGCATCACCGGCAACACATAGCTTCGCAATCTCCGCCACTGTCGGCCCCGCCATTTGCACGGTACCGCCGTAACACTCAAGCAGACCCACGTCGCCGGTGCAAATCAACGTGCAGCCCGGCGGGACGGTGTATGCCGTTTTACCAATCACGCCGCGTATCTCGCCGAGCATCTTTCGCAGGCCATCGACCTCTTCGCACCATTCGCATAGATCATCTTCACCCGGAGTGCCCGCCCGACATTCGACGGGGTGCTCGCAATTGACTGCCATCACTCTGCCTCCGCTTCGGGTCGAGATTTCATGTAATCTTGCATAGCCGCCAGCACACGCTGGCGGCGGTCAAAAGGGTATATCGTCACCAGTCGGCGGTGCATCCGCTGGTGTTGCCGCTGACGCCTGCGCGTCGCCCTTGCTCCCAACAAACACGAATCGGTCGGCGACGATCTTGTGCTTCGATCGCTTCTGGCCTTCCTGGTTCGTCCAGCTTTCGAGCTTGAGCCGGCCCTCGATTAGCACCGGCCGCCCCTTGCTCATGTACTGATTGAATGCCTCGGCCTGCTTGCCGAACAGTACGAAGTCAACAAAGCAGACTTCTTCCTTGTCACCGTACCGATGGTTGACGGCGATGCCGCACTCACAAACGGCGGTCTGCTTGTCGTTCGGTAGGTACTTGAGTTGCGGGTCGCGGGTCAGGTGGCCGCCAATGATGATTCGGTTGTAGTTCATTCGTCATCCTCTCTCGGCACCGCCCACGCCGGCAGGGCAAGCGGCTGAATGTCCTCAGGGTAGCCAGGGTAGTGTCTATCAACACACGCTACCGCCCACGCCGCGAGAACGCGCTTGTACTCGTCACGCCCAATCGCGATCGACTCGGCGTCGGGTGCGAAGACGCACACGCCAAACGGCGGGTGGTTCTCGACGGCGACGATTTCGGGTATGTGGTCGTCGCCTCTGATTGCCGCCAGGCCGTCGAGGTAAAATGCAATCTGCCTGTGATAGTGATACTTCGCAAACGAACGAACGAAGCCGTCGGGGCTCGCGCTGATTGTCGTTTTCAGGTCGGCCAAAACGTGCGGAAGTAGCTTGTCTATTCGCGCCTTACACCGTACGCCCGTGTCCGCGTCATCCCAGGCAATCGACAACTCCACGTCACCGTCCGCGCCGATAATGGCGGCCGCCGAGCGGTGGGACTGAACGGCGTTGCGCATCGCCAGGCACCTATCGTAGTCGGCACCGTCCATGATCTCGTGTTGACGGGCCAGCTCATCGAGCCGGGCCGCACCCTCTTTGCTGCGCCGGTTCAGCGGTTTAACCTCATCTTTGCTATTCGTGAACGTGTCGGGCTGGACGATGTACCGTCGCGGGAAATCGTCGGGCTCTAGTATCGCTGTGTGCCCCGCGCGGCCGAGCTTGAACGCGGGCGTATCTTTATGCGTGTCCGCCGCCCCCGTCATAAGCGCGTACATGAACCGCATGGACACCAACCCGCCGCCGATCTTGCTGTTGTTGACGTACGGCCACGAGGTGTACACGTCGAATGGTACGCCGGGATAGGCACCGGGGCCGGGGGCGGGCTCGGTCATTTTTCCGCCCCCAGTTCTTTGCACGCCAACCAGAACGCTTCCGCGTGCTCGTCGGGTATGGTAGCCAGCTTGTCCACCGCTGGTATCTGTGCGCGGTCACATAGCGACTGCACTAGCTCGCCGATCCGCACGAAGTCGGCCTCGGCCCACTCGCTTGGTTGCGTGGCCAGCCCGCACGCCGCAGTTAACAGCGGTTTGCAGTTGGCGCGCATCTGGTCGGGTGTCAGGTCTGCCGGTTCCGGGCGGGCGGCGCTTGGCGGGTCAGCCGCGTTGCTGCCGTGCTGTAGCGAATCGACGTAGGCGCGGTCGTCGTGCTTGCCGAGGTACACGTCCGCCGAAAACCCGAGATAGCTCAGCGCCTTGCCGAGCGCGTCGGTGAAGCTCTTCTTAATGGCGTCCTCGTCAACGATTCGCCGCCCCTGCTTGCTGGTGTAGGCGGACTTCGTACCGCCGAACGCGGTAACGTGTCCGGCCTTGTCGCCGTCGGGGAACCAGAGCTTGATGCGAACGTGGCAAACCGTCACCTTGCCGGCCTTGGGGTCGTCGTCCGTGACGAAGCTAACGTCTTCCACTGACGCGCCCCAGGCCGAACCCATCGGCCCCCATAGAACAGTGGCCCGCTGCACATTGTACATGGTGCAGATTGCGGTTCCTTTGTACGAGCCAGCGTTAAACCGTGTTGTATGTCGCGCGTCGGTCTGCTCGACTTGGTTCCAAACAGTCATCGTGTCAGGTGTCGTCGCTTTAGTCTTGGTCATGTCGTGCCTTTCGGGTCAGCGGGTTGTGTCCGCGTAGGCTCATTCGGCGTCCACCTTGGTGAGAACGGTGCACATTTGTTCAAGTGCGCCCCAAACCGCTTTCGCGTCAGCGTAGTCGAGTCCGTTCGCGAGATCCCATTCAGCCATGCCGTTCATCGACAATTCCATTCGCTCGCACGCGGCCAGCAGGTCGTCGTGGGCGTTGACCGCGCGCTGGATGAACTCGCCGTTTGCCCATATCTCAGCAGCGGTTAGCGCTGTAGTCTCGGGCGCCGCTTGCGTCGGCAGAAGCGATACCAAATTCGCAATCATCAAGCCGTAGCCTTGGCGGCTGGCGCGCACCTGGTACAACGTACGATCCCACGTCCACGGTAACGGGCTGTGTTTCGTGTCGCTCATGGCGTCGCCTCCAGTTCCTCGACCAGCTTGTCCGCTAGCGCACACGAACCGCGACGCTCCCAGTCTGCAAGCAGATCGCACGCGATAGCCTGTGTTCGGCAGAGCCAAAACAACTGTTTGTGTTTCGCCGCGCGGTGCGCCGCCAGCAACGCGTCTCGCAGCTCCGCCATGATCGCGAGCGAGACGTGCACCGTCTGCTCGCTCATACGCTCGGCGTGGGTGGTTCCGATTAGTTCGCTCATGGCTTCGCCTTCGCGATCGCGGCGCGGGCTGCTTTAGCGGCAGCACACAGCGCCTTCGTGTCGTCGGCGTTCAGGGCCAATTCATAACCAACCGCGCCGAGGTCAAACCCGACATCAAGCGGATCAACGCGCGCGGCGCGGACAAGCCGCTTGCACGCGGCCAGGAGGTCGTCGTGGGCGTTGGTGTCGAGCTTCGGGCAATGGGTTTCCCGGTGAGCCTGCACCGCAATCTCGACGGATGACCGTACCAACGAGGAATACGGTTTATCGTTATGGATCCGCACGCCGCACTGTTCGCACCGCCAGGTTGTTGGGCCAACCCAGCCGGAAGCAGCTTCCGGGTCGCTCATGATCGTGCTTCTTTTGTCGAGTCTCGGGCTTGTGGTAAGATGGTCTCGTACTCATCGACTAAGGGCGGCCTGGCTGAAAAGAACTTGTGCTGCGCGGCAGGGTCCGCAAGGGGGTCGCGGTGCTCCCACACGTACTGTGTACGCCCCGTCTCGTTCGCAACCTTCTGCGCTTTTGCTCGGATGTCGCTCATGTCGTGCTCCTGCGTTCGGGTGGGGGCTAAACTCCGGCAGCCGTCGCGCCGACCACATTTACCCGACCCTCGCGAATCGGCTTGGCGTATTCGGCGGTCAATCGTGCCCAGTCACGAGCGGGTGCGCGGGCAAGTTCGTTGCCGCCTGCATCAGCCACAACGGCGTGAGTTACTACCGTTTCGCCACCGGCTTCGTCCAAATACACCACCTCGTTATGTCGTTGCTCAAAAGCGCCCATCGTCCGCTCCTCTAGATTTGTTGGTGGCATGTCGTGCTCCTGATTTGAAATGCGGGCGACGGCCCGGCCAGAGGTGGGTGAGCAAATACCGACCGGGACCGCCGCCACTGGGGGTTGTCGCGGCTCACAACGCGACGAGTTTGTTTGTCTGGGGTCATGAATATACCCGTTCAGAATGTCAATTCAGGGTCCGGCACTTGCTCACACCTGTAAGCATCGCCCACGTTTCGCCATCGGGCAAGAAAAATCCGTCGAGAATCTGCCCGATTTTCGGTGGGTTAAATGCTAATTGACGGCCGATAACCCAGAATCAATTGAGAATTGATTTCTTGCACAGCCGCCCTGTGCGGCCCGCTGCGCCGGCGGCAACCCGATTCCGCATCGGAATCGCTCACGTCCGCCCTGGCTACCCGCTGCAAGCCTGCGGGCGAAACGCCGGGTTCGGGGCCGCTGGTGGGAACCCCAGCAGACCATTGCCTGTCGGAACAACCACCGTTAGCACCACCGCCCCGCGTTTGTACGAGCCCGCGTTCTCGATTCGGAACCGTAGCGGGCCGCTGCACCAGACCCAGCCATGCCCGGTCGAATCGAGCAGATTGTAGACGGCCGCGATTTCGGCAGCCAACGCGTCGCGGTTCGTGCCCACACCTTGCAGCAGATCGCTGTCGATCCGATCGTACAGGCGCACGTCATAGTTGTCGGTCGGAATTGCGGATGCGTGCGGCACCGTCTGGATTCGATCGAGCCAGCCGACCGGCCCAGGCTCGTGGCCGTCACCGCACCGGAACTCGATTAGCCCCGGCCCGCCGGACAACCAGTCGAACACCCATCGCTCGATGCGCGGCGCTGTCTCGCTGGCCAGGACGGTTCGGCTCACGCGGACCCATCCATCGATCAGGTCCGCCCGGCGGTAGAGGTAGGCCAGATGCTGCCGATCGCCGCGATAGATGTTGCCATCGGGTAGGGGCAACTGGCAACGAAAGGGCAGGCCCATCAGCATGGCGGACGACCGCTTGTCCCTCGAATCAATCGCCATGGTTACGGTCCCGTTCCGAGTTTGCCATGATCGAACGTAGTGCCGTCGTCGGAAACCGCCGCCTTGTGGTCTACCGTTGTCGCGTCATCGGCAAATATCTGGAACTCTGTTGCGTTCAGAATCTTCCTGTTTCGCAATGCTTTGAACAGATAGGACACCATCAGTTCTGCCGCGACGAGGGTTCCGGGGGCTTCCTGTCCCGGCAAGCTGAGGATGTGTTCCCAGACCGCATGTGCGATTTCGCCCGGCGTGATCGAGCCGAGGATTAAACCATCCACTTCGATGTGGTCTAGGTACAAGACGTCGCCGCCGGCAGTTGCATCCCTGGTGCTCTGGAATCGGATCTTAACCAGTCCAGGGGTGCCGGCTGGGTCAGTGTGTTCAAACTCCAACGCGAATATGTAGTCGTTGTCGGACGAAGCATCTCGCATTTCGGTCTCGGCCGTGCCCACCGAGAGCTTATCGTACGAAGCGGTCGTGAAGTTGTAGGCATAAATCTCAACAACGTAGCCGCCGCCGCCGCTGCGGTTGAAGTACCCATTGATCCGCAACTCACTGCCGACGCGACTGCTATCTAGGGTGAACTCACAAGTGACATCGATGGTGGGGCTGCCGTTCTCGTCGCCGATGGTCCAGTAGACCCCGTTGTCGAGCGCGGTATCGGCGAAGGTGCCGGAGTCCTGGTTGCCGACTGTGATTGCTGAGGCTGCGTTCGCGTGAAAGGCTAGCGGTGCCGAGGCTATGATGGCGTCCCGGATTGCCTTGAGTCCGTGCAGGGCCGGGTCGAAGGCACTAGTGTCGGCATTCGCGATGATCCGGCTGATGACAGTGGCGTCCACGACCTCGGCGGTCATGTCGGCCGCAACGGTCGGCTCCTTGAGCAGGTGGTCGAGGTTGATGTCGCTCAGGGCCTCGGTCGGCTCCGCGGTCCTGAGTCGGATGTCCTCGACGCAGGGTTGGAGCCCCGCCCCGTTGACGTACAAGATTACCGAGTCTTCTCCTGTAGCTGAAAAGGCTGCATCCGGCCAGTCTACCCGATAGAGCCCCGGCATATTCGTCGCGTCTACCTCGACAGCCTTGTTATCGTCCCACGCCACAGCCGGGCCACCAAGCTCCGTAGCATCCACCTTACCGGGCAGCGCTTCGCCAGACTTGACGTAGCTCAGATCTAAATCGGTGATCGTGTACCCGGTCGCCGGTGAGCCGCCCGTGTCGAACAGCATGACGTACCGACTGACGCTGGTTGATCCTACTACAACCTGGGCCATTACTGCCGCCCTCCGTTCTTATTGGGTGTGCCCGGCCGAGATCCAGCTATGCCGAGTGAGTCATAGCCTGTCGTCAAACCGTCTGGGAAGACCCGTGCAATCCCCCGAAGCATGGCCCCGCCGCCAGCCAGACGGTTCAGCGAGAAGTCACCGGCGGCGGCGTTAAGAAACGCCGTCACTGTGTACTCGATGCCGTCCACGTCGATGTAGTTGTCGCCGCTGATGCGCCCCGAGGTGTTGGATTTAGAGGCCACCCGCAGCAGATACGCAGTCGCATCCGCCGAGACGTTGGCCCCGAATGCACCATTAGCTTCGACGATGCTATCGACGATGATGCAGTTGGAGTCAGCCGCCGCTTCGATCCCATCCCCTGAGTTGCCGTAGGCCACAACGCGTAGAGCACCCAGACACTGTCTAAAGCCATCGGCGTTGTTGTCGGCCAGGCAATCCACGGCTACACCGCGATAGAACCCGTCGCCCCCGTTGTCGATGGCCTGAGAATTCGACCACAACGTAGTCAGGGCTCCGAGGAACCCGCCGCTACCGTTGTCGTGGGCGTGACAGGACAACACTCGGCCGTAACCAGAGGAGCCGCTAAATTCGATTCCCCGGTAACAGTCGGAAATCTCACAGCCATAGAATGACACATAGTCCGCGTTGGCACCAACGGTGAACCCGTTGTTGCCGGCCCCTTTGCTGGTGTTGTAGGCGTAAACCTGGCGGATCTCCCAGAAGTCGGCGGCTGTAAAGTTGAAGATCGGGAAGGCCCCGCCGCCGGCGTCAATAGTCACCTTGGCGTCCGCTGTGTCCCCAGCGTTGCGGCCCTGAATGATGATTTTGTGGGTGTCCGTGGCGTCTTGGGTAATTGTGCAGGTCGCGGTGATCGCGGCATCCCCGCAGAGCTTAACGGTGGTGTCGTCCGCCGGAGCACCAGAAGCGTTGATGATAGTCCAGATGTCGTTGGCATCAGCGGGATCAGTAACAGCCGCGTTGCCGAGCGACGTGCCTGCCTTCGTGCCGGCTCCCGCGTTCGTGGCCCAATAGTTCACCATTGCAGGCCCCTACAGCGTGACGTCCAGCGGACGCACACACGCCTTGATGATCGGGTCCATGGCGCCAGCCGCTTCCAGGATACTCAGCAGCTCGTTGTAGCGCCCCAGCACGATCTGCCGAAACTCGGCGCCCGTGAGTTGGGCAACGCCAGGCTCTCGGTTGTCGTCGATCAGGTCATCGGTGTCGGGCACCTGGTCGAGAATATTCTCGGCCAGCAGTTCGTCGCGGTCGTCCTGGAGTCGGTGCAGCAGCGCCCGAATCTGCTCGGCGCGGGGTCGTACACGGAGGGTGAGGTACGCGATTACAACGGGGTCGGTGATATCAGGCACGATATTACTCCTCTACGCTATCAGGTTCACCGCCGGGCATTGTACCGCAGCGGACCAGTACAAATCGAATACGCCAACAATTTCCTTCGGAGCCGTCGCCGATCGATCGAATAATATCCGGCGCGGTCTCAGCGACAACAGCGGGCGCCGCCGGTCGGAGCCGTCGAGATCGAGGTAGAGCGGCCCGTCTTCGCTACCGTCGGGATCAAGCTGCGTACAGAGTCCATCCAACTGATCCACACCCCACTCGTCGATTAGCAACACCCGCACGAACCCGGTCAGCGGAGATGCACGCGCCGGGCAACGCGACGAGAACCGGACCAGCGTGCCAACGATCGCGAACGGCAGAGACATCGAAGCGTATCCGTCGGAGTCCGTCTCGTAGTGGCATCGCAAGCGCGACATGCCACCGCCCGCTGAATCGCGGTGCATCCGAACTGTGCCAGAATCGCCATACATAGTTGGCATTAGCCCGGAACACCTCCCATCGGCGACTTCCGATCAGCCGAGCCATAGCCGCTGTATCTCGCGCCACCGAACAAATTAGCCGCGTTCGCCTCGACGATGTGCCCCCCGTACATCAATGTTGCTTGACTGTACGCATCGGCGTTCGTGACCGTAATCTTCTTGTTGCCCTTGCGACCGTCCACCGTGCCCGCCCAAGCATTGATCTTTGTGATTACAGAGAGCGGGCAATGCAGATAGAGCCTCGCTCCCGGCGATTCAAGATTGACCGTCACATACGTCTTGCTCGCACCAGTCAGGTACAGATGCCCATTCCCGAGATGGCTCGTCGTGATAAGCGTTGCGCTGCGCGCAATGCCAACCGGGACGCGGATCGTCGCAATGGTATTGCCGTTCTCGATGTTCAAGTCCGCCGTCGCACCATCGACAATCACTGTCGTATACGTCCCAGCCGCCCGCAGCGTGGCCCCGGCCCCGCCGTGGCAGAACAACGCGGTAGTCGTCCCGCCCTCGATCGTGAAGCTGTCAGGATCGGGATGCGTGCCCAAGATATAGCACTCCGACATCGTGGCATTTATATGGAAATTCTTGCAGCCCGAACCGTTATAGAACAGTGCCGTAGCTGTGCCGCCAATCTTGAGCGGCAGACTGCTGGTGCCGATCTGCCCGGTGAACTGCTCTTCAACGTGGATTGTGAGGTCGTTTATTGACGCCGACAGGTCCATGTTGTCAGTAATGACGTAATCGCCATCCGAAATTATCAGCGTGTCGCCCGTCGTAAACGCGTTGCCGGTATCCCAGTTGGCCACGTTCGTCAGATCATTGTCGATGTCGTTGACGAGCACTTTGGTTTCAGCAGGCATCGCGTTTCCTTCGCAGTGAGCAGTCCTCTGGCAGAGGGCCGCGACCTTGCACAGCGTCGGCCCATCGCAGATTGCATGGGCACGCCGTGTCTGTTTTCAATATCTGTCGGCACGCTGGCCAACCATAGTCTAGCGTCGTAAAGGCAGAACACCCAAGGCATTCACCTGGCACCGGCAACGACGGCGGCTGCGCGTCACTACTCCGGTTCGGGCCACAGCCGCGTGATGGCTTCCCCGGCACGAAGCGCTCCGGCTCGCCAGGCAATGCTATCTTCAGTGGGTCTACAATCTCGGGCGGGGATGGCCCGCTTCTATCAAGCGAACGAACCCGCATACCCTCGTCCGACCAGAACCACGCGCGAAGCTGCTCAGTTGTTACGCCACGCGGGATATCGATGGTGTCGATGACATGCCCGGCGCCTGGTCGCCAATTACCGCCACCAGAACCCAGCCCAGGCCCAGGCATCTTGAAAACATCGTCGGCAGGTAGTTGCGGGTGATCGAGTGATGCGCCAGTGAACCCCTCATGCACCAGCTCGGCAGTGATGGTGAGAGAATATCCACGATGCTCTGACGCTACCGGGTTCCAAGGCTGCCCCTGCCACCACCAGCGCTGATACCCGTCCGTGCAGTCGGGAAAATCATCTCCCGGCGACCACTCCCACATGTCGATGACTTGATCGCAGTAGCGTACGGGAATCCACAGGTCGCGCGTACTTTCGGGGATCGGCCGCAACTGACAGTACGGGTTAGGTTCGCTTACATCATGTCCCCAGAACGATTGATATATTTCGAGCTGGTCGCTGTACACGTCAACCGAACTGAATCGCAAGGCCACATCGTCGATGCCTGGCCCGCTTCCGTTCCATTTGCCGGCACGCGGAACAGAGCCGGATAGCCGAATGTGGATGACTTGTCCTACCTGGTCGATGATGCGTAGCAGAGGAACAACCATCCGCGTCGGCGGGCGTCCATTGCAGCATGGCTGGCACAACCACTCGCCGGAAAGGTTGTTATAACCCGGCCGATAGGTCGTCGGCATCTTGTAGCGATTCGTGAGAAGCCCGGTCATTGCGCCGGTTTCGTGGTCTATCGTGACCGGCATCAACTCATCAGCACAGATAACCTGATCGAACGTCCAGGACGTTCCCCCGCAAGCGTGCTGCTCGGGGTCGTCCGTTTCCAGTATGAGTTCAATTCGGTTCTGGTGTTCCTCGGTGTATCGCAGAATGAACTTGCGGCGATGCGCGTAGGTGGGTACGTTTGGCATCGGAATGACGTGATCACAATGCGGTGGTGCGCCGACGAATTCCCCCTGACAGTGCACGTTGGGGCCGTGAACATCGGTATGCCCCTCCTGATGTATTGTGCTAACGCGCGGCATCAGCCTACACCGTACACAGGCGCCCGGCCCCGATACCTGTAATAGATCCACGTATCGTAGTCGCGGCGCGGTAACTCCACGTATTCAATGTCAACCAACTGTCCAGCGACGACGCGCGGCGTGCCACGTACGCTGCGCATGTTCGGGCCACACTTCGCGACCGTCGCCACGTCTGTCTCGTTCTCTTGATACTCGGCTTCAAACTGTAGACATTCCCGCAAATGCACAAACGGACGGACGTACTGCCAGGGTGGCATCGGGTCCGGCCACGGCTCGCAGGAGCCAGCCAACGCCGTGTTGTACCCAGCCGCTAAAACAAAGAACTCCTCCGGTAGCCGTTCAAGCTGCCAGCACCTCGCCAGCGTGGGGAACGGGTCGGGCTCGGGTGGCGGCGGACCAATGGCTTCTTTGGGTGGTAGCTGCGGCATTAGCTTACACCCACACAGTAACCATTAAAGGTCAAGTCCACAAACCACACTCGGTCGGCTGTGTTTAGGCCAGCATTCCAAACCAACTGGCGTGCGACAGGTACATCGCTGTCGCCTACAAAACCGAATGGAATGCCAGGTACGCAAAACCGCAGATCCTTATATCCCGGCCACCGCCACGTATAGAGCGTCAGCCAATCATCCTCAGATGGAATCGGGTCCACGATTGCGCCAACCGCCGGGATGAGATACCCACGGAAGGCATAGTACGGCGGAATCTCTCCCAGGTATCCCGCGAGGCGAGCGGTAGTCGCAAGCGTGGGGGCATCCCCGCCCGACCGTGGCACCCGTCGCCGCTGGCGTGACTCCAGGCCATGGGCCTCTACCCACCGAGTCGCATCGGCGATCCGTCGCGCGTCTGGCATGGAGAACTGGCCCAGTGGCATTATAACACCCTTATACCCATGCCAAGGAAGGCCGTCTCGTGGTACACGATAAACTGATGGTAATAGGGCTCGACCGTGTGATCCTTCAAGTCTTGTGGGTCGATTGCATGACCATCCCCGTCAAGTGGTACGGGGTTGGATATCTTGCGCCCATCTCCATCAACGATCGACCTGTACCACAATTTTTCGACCCATTCACCCGCGTGTTCGCCCCAACGCACGAAGACTCGATCTATCACCAACTCCTCGAAACCAGCATCGAGAATTCTGCCCTCTCGTTGCCAACCACGTGCATCCTCTTCAAGTGAGTATTCGACCGCCCAGTACCAGATACCATTCTCGAAACGCTTACTCGCTCGCAACCGCACACGCAGCGTGCCGATGTCCGCGCCCAACCATGCGTCACTGTTGATCGTATTGTTGTAGCTCCAGAGTTTATGAGCCATGAATTCATCGGTTACGTGCTTTTCGTTTTGTGCAACCATCATTCGGGCGCGGCTCACTGGTATCTCTAGGGGCGGATCATAATCCTGCATCGCCGAGTTGATAATCGGCCGCGGCGGATCGGATAGGTCTTCCTGCATCGGCACCATGTACACGGTCGGGTCAAACGATATCTCGGGGTTGCGTGACTCTGGCAGATCTACCTGCTCGTCGCTGCGTATACTGCTGTGCGTGTATTCACAGGTGAAATCAAAGGCAAAGCGTGTCCCCGCTCGCCGGGTTGCTGTAATTTTCGTGCAACGCACGAAGTCATCGTCGGGATGCTCAATGCCAATGCGGACATTCTCGTCTGCAAGCGCGAGGCGTGCTTGGAGCGCCCCGAGGATGCCCTCGTTGGCATCTTCCTGAATCACCAGAAACGACCGATTGTAATTGCGCCCCTCCCTGGTCTTATCGGCTCGGTCCCCCTTGGTTGTCTCGTGAATCGCAATTGTATCAGCCATCAGACCACCACCGTTCCAGGAACTTCCAGCGACTCGCGCACCCGTGTGATTTCCTTTTGAATCTGGCTTAGCAGGTCAACCGACTGCTCTTCCGATTCGGCAATGCTGGTCAACTGGTCCTCACGCTCGCCACCCATCGTATGCCGAATCCGCATGGATATCTCTTCGGCCGATCCGGCGACCAGGGCACGCGGGGCGGTCGGGGCGCCCACCTCTTTCGGCACAACGCCTTCCAGTTGTCCACGAGCCTTGGCAACCGCCCGGCCGTACGTTTCCCAACTGATAACGCCAGCTTCCAGCATCGCGTTGTAGTCGGCCAGTGCCGCCGTGTATGTTTCCATCGGCGTCCGCATCGCCTTAGTCAACGCCTCACCCTTACGCTGCATCTCTGCCGCCGCCTTCAAAGCGTCGAGTTGCTTGTAGAGTGCGGTGACCTGCTCTAGCAATGCTGCGCTCAGCCCCGCAGCCCCCCCGGCGGCCACCTGTTGCTCTAGTGTATACAGCCGGAGCGCTTGTGCCGACATTCCGAATGTGTCGATCTGCCGCTGCAGCGTTGCGACCTGTTCTATCATCGAGGTCTGTAGTGGGGTGATCGCGTTCGCCTTTTGGTCTTTCAGTGCCGCCGTGAACTCCTCCGCCTTTTCCCGCACCCCGTCAAATGCGTGCTTCATGCGCTCATTCACCGTAAAGAACGTTGACGATACGGCCAACCATTCCTCTGTTAGATCAAGGTCTACCAGCGGGATCGCACTGATAGCTTTCTCCAACACACTAATCAATGTCAAAACCACCCGCCCCATTGCCTGGACTGCCCACCGGATCACCTTCTCGATACCACCGGCAATCTTGCCAACAAACTCAGCGATGTTCGCTTGACTCACCCACTTCGTTATCAGATCCGAAGTTGCCGCAATCAGCGGTGCAAGCTTGATAGCCGCCTGCTGCCCGATAGCAACAAAGCTTTGCTTCATTCGGAACAGTGCATCGTTAGCTATTTCTACTTGCTTGGCGTCGATGCGCGAGAACATTAGGCCTATAGCTTCGGCGTCGGCTCGCGCGGCATCTAGTCCCTCAATACCGCCAAGGACAAGATTAATCAATGCCTGGCCCTTGCGCCCAAACAGTTGATAGGCTCGCGTGCTACGCATCGTCGCGTTTTCGATCTTCCCCAATTCCTCTACAATCTCGCGGAACATCTCTGCGCCGCCGAGTTTCTTCAATTCGTTTGCATCGAGACCCATTGCCTTAATAGCAAACGAAGCTGTCCCGGCCGTATCTTCTAGCTCCCCTATGCCCCGCATCAGTTTTTCGAGTGCCTTGTCCATGTCGCCCGCACTAACCCCCGCCAACTCTGCCGCATGGCGCAGGCCAATGATAGACTCGGTGGTGCTGTTAATGCGATCCGCTAGCTTTCCGGTCGCGTCAATCATTGCCAGCGACTTACGAACCATCAGCGTCATGCCGACAAGCGCCCCCGCCGCCGCTACCGCACCGAATGTCGCAATCGCTTTGCCGACCTTTTTAACGACGCTACCCAGCATCCGCACGGGTTTCAGCGCACGCGTCATGACGCGATTAAACTTCGTCGCATTTGCGCTGAGGATTACTGCGAGCTTTCCGATGCTGGTGGCGATGGCTTATCCCCTCCCCGCTTGGCCTGCACCATTGACTGGAAGAACACGGCTATCTGTGCGGCCGTCGTTAGCTTGTTGGACTCCCGCGGGTCGAAGCGCGGCATGAAGTCGATCGCCTTCACAGCCTTCGTTTGCTTGCCCCGCCAAGCGTTGACCATGATGGCACAGAGCTGCGCAATCATCAGGTCTGTTCGCACTTCCCCCCAAGGCTCGAGTGAGTATTCGGCGATCCATTCCGCGAACTCCCGGCTATCTATGCGTTCCTGCGCCTCGCGCACCGAGCAGTGCAACACCGTCCGCGCTAGGAAGTGCCAGAATCTTCGCTCGGGGCGCCCTCTAAGTTTTTTTCCAGCTCCTCAACATCTTCATCGGACAAGCCGTTGAGCTTGCGTGCGACCTCGAATAGGCGGCCAAGCACGTTTCCGGACTTGTCGCCCAGGGCCACGATGTCCGCCGGGTCGCCATTGAAGATCAGTTCACTATTCTCGTCGCGCAGGCACTTGACCAGCAGCCGGGCACGCATGTTGTCGCGAACCATCTGTCCCTTTTGCCCACGCTTCGCCGGCTGCGTAACCAGCCCGATCTCGAAAGCGTCGCGATCCCTGCCCGTCATGGTGTGTACATAGACGATGCACTTCCATTCGGGCACATCTTCCTTCACAAACGGCCGATCATCAGCGGCGAGAATCTGGTCCCGCAAAGACATAAAACCTCCAGTTAGCTACCGGGCGCCCACGTTGGCGTGCCGGACCACTTAATAGTAAAGGTGCCGGTCATGCGTTCTTCAATAACCGCACCCCACGAAAGATCTGTAACGAAGCCGAGGCACTCGAAGGATCCACCACTGCTGCCACCGACGGGCGTCGGGAACTGGATCTTGATCTTCGTTGTACTGGCTGGGTCGAATGCGGCGCTATAGCCGGGTATGCGTGTCGTGGCAAATCCCGCATCCGCATCGATGGCGAATTCAACTTCCGTGGTGCCCGTGTCGTACAGGTCGCCCGGCATGAAGGTCCGCCCGCCAGTCGTGCCCATGTGGCTTGTATCGACGGACGGCCGCGAGATGCCGCTACCGCTTACGGCGAGAACATCTGCGGCGAACGTGCCGTTTATACCCAAGACAGACGAAATCACTACGCCAGTTCCTACATCGGCAGCCATATCAGTCTCCTACCGTTTAGGCTTGATGCCACACGATGGCGTCAATTAGCGCGCCATATCGCCAGTCGTCCGAGCCCGCTGGATAGATTTCGCGGGCGTCGGGTCCGTTGTCTACGATGATGTTGCTGATGAAGGTCTGAGCACCGCTCGGCCCAGCCGTTCCCCGATAGCCCGACACCACCGAACGTACGGCCCGCTTCAGTGCCTCGGCCCCGCCCCGCGTACTGGCCCAGCTCTCTATCTGTATTCGTATGTCGTCGAGGCCGTCCTCGCCGCCCATGTGATAGCCGACCGCACCACCGATGTCGTGCATTACGATGTACGGCAACTCGTCTTTGGCCCACGCAGTATCGATCCGTACACGCGTACCGACTATCGCAGACACGCCACCGTCACCGGCGAGCAAGGCAACCAAAGCTGTTTTCACGTCTGCCATTAACTCGCCACCTTGCGCAGTGCCGCCTTGCGCCCCTCTTCCGCTAACGCCTTCCACAAGACGCGACGCATGATCCGCGATGATCGATCCTTGTTCGCATCCCACGCACGGCGCATGAAGCCACGCCCTTTCACCTCGCGGCTTCCCGCCTGGAAGCCAAACTCTACGAGGTGTGCGTAACGCACTGGCCGGTTTAGCCCTTGCACCTTCGCCTTGACAAGACTTCGTGCAACCTTGCCGGATGCGCGACCGGTCTTGTCGCCGGCCGCGAATTGCACGAAGTCCGAACGTGGCCCAATAGCAGCATAGGCCGTGTACTGTCGTCCGGTTGCCCCGCGTGCGCCTCGATTCTTGCCAGCGATAAACGTCTTGGCACTGATCTTCGTCGCGATGGATTTCTTAAGTGCTCCCGTGTCCACTGGCGCGCCCGCCTTCATTGACTTACTGATCGGCTTCGCACCCGCCCGCAATGCCCGCTTGATGCTGTTCTGCCACGCACGCGGCCCGATGGTCTGCAACGCTACCTCTAGGGCCTTGATGCCTTTGATCTCGGCGCCTAACGTATCCATCACACCGCCTCCCGACACATCAGCTCAAGGTCGCGGTGACGGTCGTCGCGGTCAACGATACTGACAATCGCTAATTCGCGGGTGCCGTGTAGAATGTGGTGATCGGTTGTCAAGCCTTTCCAGTATCGCATACTTACCCTGATCGTCGCTTCGGCGTTCACCTGCTGAGCGAGCAACAGCTCGCGTCCAGACAGCGGCGACACCGAAGCCCACACCACACCGTCCGGCTCGGCCACGGTCTGCCAGTTGTCCGACTGTTCGCCGTAGTCGCCGGCCGTACCGTTGTTCTTTTGAATCTTGACCCGATGTCGCAAGGTTCCCGCACGCATGATTAACCAAACACTATCTGGATGGCATACTCTTCAACCCCAGTTCCCGAGATGTCAATTGTTTTATGTGTGCCGTCCACGACCTGGGCAATGCCATCTGCGGTATAGAACTCGAAACTACCGCCGGCCGCAATCGTAATCGAGCCGCTTGTATCGCCGAGGATGGGATAGCCGTTAGACGCACCGTCGACAATGGTCATCGTATTCGTGCCGTTGTTTATGAACTTGAACAGGATGACTTCGAGGCCGCTCGCGTCCACCTCCGTTGCGCTATAGCTGCGCAGGTCTGCAAAGTCGTGGGTTTTTGCTCCGCCCGAAAGCGCAAATGCTCCGCTCCACGTCTTTGTGGCTGCTGGCGTCGTACCTGCATTCAGCGTGCCCGAGGTGCCAGTAATAATCTCGTCGAAGCTTGGATCTGCGTCGATCTGTGTAAAGTGCGTTGCGACCTCGCCCGTCACGCCCGTCACGTCCACATCAATAGTATGCGTCACTCGGAGCGCTATACTAAAGGCCGCGCTGATTGTATCAGCCATCGTCACTTACCTCGCTTTCCAGTTTATTTTTGGCGATCTGCCCCGCCTCTACAATCGCCGCGTCGATACATCGCGCGGCCTCGGCGTGTGCCGCCTCGACGATAGCGTCTGCCCTTTGCTGGGCCGCCGCCAATATGTCCTCCCCGGCGGCGGCTATACTCGCATCATGTTCGCGCAAAGACCGGACGAATCGCCGGGTGGCTTGCAGTAGTTCTTGCCCGAGACTTTCGAGCGTTCCACGTTCCGCCAACTCGGTTTCGGATTCCAGCGTTGCAACGTCCAGGCTGATAAGCTCTGATGCCAAGGCATCGGGTAGCAACAGCGCCGTCTCTTCCGGGATAATAACGCGAGTACGTCCCGGCTTCGGGGCTACCTGCGTTTCCACTTCATTGCTCATGTCTCACCTAATGCGTGGGGTCCGTGGGGCCATCGTACCGAAACACACGTTCCATCCTGACCAGCGATTCGTAAGCCAACGCTACCGGGCTCTGGGTTGTGCCGGTGATGGTTAGCTCGGGGAATTCGATCCAATGAGTACAAACCACCTCGATAGCCTGCCGTAGCGTGCGTGGCACGTTTGAGCCCGCAGTGCCATAACCACAGAGGTATTCGACTTCGACGGCACCGGTCATGTCGCGTGTTGCCGGCCACGTATGGCCGTACGCCTCCGTGATTCGGGCTGGCTCGCTGTCCTTGTCTACGCGGTACTCGCTGGCCGTCCAGGTCTGCTGAACCCCATCGCCGTCGTAATACTTGATCGTGGTTACGGACTGCAGCGGCGGGTACGGCATACGAATCACGCCACCACCCACTGGGAACCGATCCAGGTACAACTTCCAGGTTGCCGTGATGAGCTGCCGGCCGGTGTCGTGCTCCACCATTAGACGGGCCGCTGTGATATTCTGCTTCACATCGGCATTGAGATCGGTGCCGCTGATACGGCCGCGACGCTTCACGTCGTCTACCGTTACCGGCTCGATCGTCGGTGCGGTGCCTAGCGTGGTTGTCCAGTCAATTTCCATGAGGCTTGTGTCCCATGCGCCGCTCGGTCGGAGACACCATCTGTGTTTCAATCGTGCCCCACGGGCGGCGATTGTCGCAGACGTAACGAACGACGCCCTTCTCCACTAGCATATCGGCCATCGTTTCCGGCATTGTCACCACGATCTCGATACTCACCGCCACCCGAATCCTCGGCTCGTGTCGCATGGCTATTCCCAAATGAAACGAAACGTGCCAGTGTGCGTAGAGCCGCCCGACGTAATCGAAATCTTGATGCGTTCGTTCGGCAACGTGAGCAGCACGTAGCCATTCGTTACCGCGCCACCTGTTACCGTATGTGCCGCATAGGTCGGCGAGCGTTCCGCCGTGGCGTTCACCGATGATTCTGACCATATAATTTGCTTGGTCGTCTCACCAGTAATCAGAAACGTCGAGCCATTGGCGAAGTCAGTTTTCGTGTAGCGTATGTGCATCAGGTGCCCGCGAATCCGCGACGTATATTCGGTCGCGGCACCGCTGCCGTCCGTTATCACTGTAACGGTTTCAACTCTCGGGAACGCCATCGCTGGCCTCCTTCGCTTCGGCATCGCCGTCGCATACGGCCGTCGTGCTCACCACGGCGGGTTCCTCAAGGTGCGTCAGCACCTTGCGTAGTATCCCCATCGCCGTGAATTGCCACAGCTCGCTGCTGGGATTGCTGGTCAGTCGCCAGCTACCATCGGGCATCAAGTCAACAATAAGCCGCACGACCGGCTGAACCTTGTCCATTGTCTCAGGCATGAAACCTCGTTATCCCCGGATATCCAGAAGGAACTGAACCAGCCCGATGTTGGCCTTGCAGGTGCCACTGCCGCCGGTGTCATTAACAATCGTCGTCAACTCTACGTCGAGGATGTCACCAGCAACCAGGGCGGTCGGCGTGATGGTAAAGTCTTGATCCGCCCAGCTCGTCGAGTTGATCGACTGCGCGACCGTGGCGCAAATCTCAGCTCCGATACTGGCCTCGGTATCAGACTCGCGACATTCCACGTCAACAGTCGCGGACGTGTTAGCCACAGCGTCAACTCTCGCGTGCAGCCGAAGCGTAACGGTTTCGCCCGCGTCATACTCGGCGGGCAACGCAAACGTGAAACGCGCCGTTTCGGTTTTGGTGTCGGTGTTCGCCCCGGCGCCCGCCAGCATCGGCGAGCCAGTGCCATGCGTGCCCGCGACAAGGCCGAGATTAGTGCTGTCGCCAGCAGCGGGCAGCGGCGTTAGCATGTCATTTTTCTTGATGGCGTTCCAGGGCACGGTGTACTTCGCAAGGGCATCCTGGGCCAACTTGCTTCGGACGATCGCGGCAGACGCGCTGACGTCGGCGTTGACGATAGACCGATACACCACGGTTGCCCCGCTGATATCCAGGTTGCCCGTGTGCGTATCAGTCCCGCCTAGCGCATTTGTGCCAGCGGACATGACGATATTCGCGCTGGTATTCGCCATGTCGGGAATACTCAACGTCGCGGCGCCCGCCGTCTGGGCAGCGACGGCCAGTGTAATCGCCTGAGCCGTTGCGTCGGCAGTGGTGATTATCAGCGAGCCCGAAGTCTTGCCGTTGATCGTGAAGGTTCCGGTGTTCGTCTTCCCGGTAGCCAGGGCAATCGTCGGCGTGGTCGCATCCGCAACCGCGATGGTCGCGCAGGTGAACGCCCCATCCGTCGTGAGGGCGCCATTGAACTGACCGACGCCAGCGGTACTGATGGTGGCGCCCGTAGTGCCATACCCACCGCCGAAGGTTGCCGCGTTGGTGCATACGATGTTGTCGGTGGTCAATGCGCCATCGGTCGTTAGGGCTCCATTGAACTGGCCGACACCCGCATTCGAGATGCTGGCGCCTGTCGCTCCGTACCCGCCGCCGATCGCGGCGCTGTCGGCAGTCAATGCACCATCCGTGGTAATCGCACCGTTGGCCTGAACAACGCCAGCCGTGCTGATCGTTGCGCCCGTCGATCCGTAGCCGCCACCGAACGTAGCCCCGGCCGTGCAAACGATATCATCTGCGGTCAGTGTACTGTCCGTTGTAATCGCGTCGTTCGCTTGAATCACACCCGCAGTGCTGATCGTAACGCCGGTTGCGCCATATCCACCACCGAACGTCCCGGCCGCAGTACAGACAAGAGAAGCCAGCGTTGCAGCCCCGGACGTACTGAGCGTACTGAACGAACCATCCCGCGGCGTGCCGCCGCCGACGATGCCGTCCAATGTGCCGTTCGTGATGGTCTTGTTAGTAAGTGCTTGCGTCCCGGTCAGCGTAACGATCTCATCCGGCCCAGCCTCGTCGGGAAACGTAAACGTCGAATCCTGGCTAAGCCCGGTGCTGTCCAGCGTCGCTCCGTTGCCAGTCGTGTTGATCTCGTACGTAGAGTTGCTGGTGCCGGTCGAGGCCGTCGAGGCCGTAATCGTCCCGCCGCCCGCCGTGTTGCTGTGGTCGTGCGTCGCATTCGTCATGTCACCGATGGTCGGCGTGGTCAGCGTCTTGTTCGTGAGGATCTGCGCCGCCGCGATCATGCAGAACGTATCGGCGCCATCGGGGATAGTCACGTCCACGTTGCCCGTCAACGTCGCGGCCGGTTTGATGTTCAGCGTATAATCGCCCGTCGTACCTACGCCGAGCGACAAGGCCGGAATACTGCCGTCCGTGTCAATCTCGAATGACGTATGCGTGGTGCCCGTCAACCCGCCGACGCTGGACAGCGTGCCGCCGCCCGCGTCGTCCGCATGATCGTGGACCTGGATGGATTCGCCACCCAGATCGACATGCACAACACCGCTGGCGCCGGTTGTCGCCAACGAACCGACGATACGAACAATGTCCGTCCCGGTCGGCTCGACGAGCGTTACGCCACCAGCAGCACTGTCGGACAGATACACCTTGTCGCCAGCGGTCCCGCTGAGCGCGGAAGTGAAGTAGCCTTGCTTCAATGCGTTACCAGCCGCACCGGCCGAGACTGCGGCATCGACCCAGTACAAATCCTCGCACGTGGCGGCTACGTCGGCTTGCGCCTTGTCCATCTTAACGCGGTTATTGCCTGCGTCGTGGCCGCTGACGTGCACGATATCATACTGAGACACGCCGCCGGTATCGGCCGTGAATGCCTCTTGCGTGCTGATGTTGTTGAGTTCAGCAGCGGTCGCGGTTACTGCGGTGCCCCCCAGCGTCCACGTCGCGCCGGATTCGATAGCAAGCGTGCCGCCTGATTCAATCGCGTATGTACCGCCGCTCGCAACGACCTGCTTGTCGCCGCCCCGTTCCCGATAAACCTTCGGCTGATATTGTGGCATGTTCCATACTCCGTTAGTTGCCCCGGCGTGGGCCTATGCCAGGCCCACGCCGAGTAGCCATTCAAGGCACGGATTCAACTACCTACTTCGTGCCCTCGGCGGGCGAGATGTGCGCCTCGCCGTAAATCGTCCCGGTGGTCGTGTTGTCCTGAGGGATGCTGCGCGCGCCGTAGCGGATGCACCAGATGTCACCGAGCGTGCTTGAGGTGCCACGCTCGTAGACCGCTCGCACCCACTGCTCAACTGGCGTGTGAATCTCCGCCCACACATCCTCGTCGCTGCTGCCCACGCCGACTTCGGTACCCTCCAGATCTTCGTACGAATCGCCGCTGCCGTCGTCGTTCGATCCTTGCAGGTACGGCAGGTTGTTTGATGCAGCAGTACCGTATGAGCTAATGAAGTAGCAACCCTGATAGCCCGCCATGTCAACGCCGTCGGTGGTTACATCACCGCTTCCCGCCCCGGACACGTCCGCGACCTTGGTTACGAGATGCCGCTCGTGGAAAAGACTAGCCATTGTGATTCTCCTTACGTTTGGAGCATGTGCTTAACCGGGTTCGTTCCCGCGTCGAGTAGGGCGCCATCGGCCCGCATGTACGCCAAGAACGCGATCTGATCGAATTCCGCATACCGCTCTTCGAGCCGCTTCAAACGAATGCTGCCGACCATCCGAATCTTGTACTTCGAGAGTTGGCCGAATAGCATCGTTTTCGTCGCCGTGGTCGGCGGGTCCGTCGAAGCCATGTCCTGGTTGATGGTATACGGATACCCTTGCAGTGTGGCGGGTGCTACGCCGTTCGGATCGGCCAACCACAGCGACCGACCTTCACCATCAACGAGCTTCCGAATGTAGAGCGCGATGTTGTCGTGAAACATGAACCCCGCACCCATTCGGTAACTCGGATCGACGGAGTGAATCAGGTCGGTGATCTCGCTCCAGTCGATCGCAGCGGCCACGTCGGTCGTCTTACCAAGCGTGGACGCCGGGATGATGCCGTAAGCCGTACCGGCACCCGTGCCCGTAGTGAAGCGCGTGTTCAGGATGCGGGCGAGCCGCTCACCCAGCATGTCGCCGAGCAGGTTCGCAAGGTTGAAGGCTGAATCTTGTAGCAAGACGAACGGCACCTTGACCATCTTCGACGACCACTGGTACGCCTGCAATACCATCGCGCCGAACGTCACGTCTTGTTCGTTGACTTCCTGGTTCTCGCCGATCTGCTCACCGGCATTGCTGGTATCGTCCGTGGTCGGCCACGGCAAGTCTTCGCCGGCGGTCGTGGTGATGATCTCTGAAACGGTCATCATGCCGCCGAATGTCAGCAGCGCCCGCTCAAGCCGGGGAACGAATCCCTCAGGGATGGTGGCGGCACCCGCACTGGGGATAGTCGCGCTTAGCGCCCGGGACTCCCGCGCCTGCGATGCAAAGTTGCGGCTCAGTGGTATGGTGAGATTCCGGGCCCGGAGATTGATGTTGCACAGCTCGGCCGCTTCCCGGTGTCGGTCCTCGATGTCCTCGCCCTGGCCGACACGCGCCCACGCCTGTAACGCAAGCGAGCGGTCTTCCTCGGTGACGGTCCGACTCTGCGTCGCCGTCTCCCGTTCGGGCGGAATCGTGTCGCGGCTGATCGGCGGGGCGACGGGTTCAGTCTGCTCACGCTGAATCTCGGTAGCCCGTTCGCTGCGCTCGGCCTGCTCGATCTCGCCCGTCAGCTTGTCATAATCGCCGTTGGCCCCCGTCCAGCGTTGCTCGTCTTCCGCCGACCATTCGTGCTCGGCGTCGGCATTGATCTTCTGGAGTTCCGCAATTGCGGCTGCGGCCTTAGCGCGTTTCTCGCGCAGTTCCTTTAGGTCCATGTCTCAATCCTCATGGGCTGGCGGGAACGACCGAAATGGAAACGGTGGGAACCCGTCAGCGAGTACAAACCAATCTCGCTTACAGGGCTTCCGCCGTCTGAGCAGCGATTCAGACCTGCTACCCATGCCGTCTGAGCGGCGTGGGGATGCTATCCGATAGAACTATGGCACCCACTTATGGGCGTGTCAACCCCAATTCGACAATGCGGGCACGATTTCTGCGGGCGATGCGAGCCAGTTCACGCCGGTCACTCTCGGCGCCGGCCCAATCCGCCTTGAGCAATTCAGCCCGTTCGCTGCGCACGCCATCAAGCGGATCTTCACCTAGCGTGTATGCGCGACCAACGGTCCCCATGTGGGTCACGTCAAGCACCTGCAAGGCGCGAATTCCGGCGCTTGTCGCTTCATAGGCCGCGAACGTCACCGGCCCAACATCGTAGACCCGTACGCCCCGAATCTCGCGGATCTCTATCTCATCTTCGACTCGCCATTCAACGTCCGTAATCGTGAACGAAAAGCTGGAACCGGTTACGTCGCCGCGTTCGATGCTCGCTGACACGTCGCGCCCCACGCCCGTGTCCGGCACGTCGTCCACATATCGGAGCCCGGTCGCATCGCTCGATAGCGTCAGCGTATTGGCTGCGGTTCGGCCGAGGACCTGGTTCGGATCATGGTTGAACAATCCACGCACGTCATCCTCGCGGATCGCCCGATCGAATGCCCCTGGCATGATCCGCTCGACGGCACCCTCCCACAGCACGAACTCGGTCTCCGGCGTCCCGTCATAGTACACGGCCGCATAGCCCGCGATCTGGCTCGGCTGATCGTCGGCCCGCGACTCCACCGCGACAACCTGCGGTGTGTAGCGACGCTCCATTTGTGGCGTATCGGTCTTGTTCGGCATCGGTCAATCTCCGTCTAGTATCTTATCGAGCAGCGTGCTCGAGCGCAGTTCTAATGCCATCATCCCCGCTGCCAATCGCCTGACTAGTTCTGATTCGGCACATTCCGCTACCGTGAGTAGCTCCTGACGTGTCCATGACATAAACAGGTCACACGCTCGCGCAAGCATCTCTGGCGACGCCGCTCCACTTTCCTGCATCACCTGCACCGGACCCGTTATCGCATCCATCACCGCCGACGCGTGCCGATCTAGGCCGTCGTTAATCCAGGCCATGTACACATCGCCGCCGCGCTTTGCGTTACGTTGTGCCGACTTCGCAATCCGCCGCACCATCCCCACCAGGGCATCGGCCAGCAGCGCCCGCTGCGCCGGCGTCACGGCTCGTGGCTGCTCGTCGTCTTTGTCTTCATCCGTCGGCTGTGGCTCGCCGTCGTCATCCCCGTCACCGCCCGCCGGCGCCATGTTCAGTGGCACCAAGTATTCCTCACCCTGCCCATCCGGGAGCGGGTTCATGTTCTCGCGATCGCGTACTTCGTCGCGGTTCATCCACCCATCCTGTAATGCAGAATGGTAGGCACCGAAGCGGGTTTTTAGGTCGGCCCGAACGAGGGCGTTGCGCAGGAACTCGACCACGTGCGTATCGTTCCGTTTCTCGTCCTCGGTCAACAGCTTGTCCCAGCATTCGTCCTCGAATGCCACGAGCCAGCCGTCGAGAGCTTCGTTCAGGTAGGCTTGGTTTTCCTGCTCTAAGCTGGCGTAGCTGGTACGCACATCGTCGCCGAGCTTGTGCGGTGGTACGCCCGTGATGTTCGATACGTCGCGTGCCGTGAACGGCAGAGCTTCCGCGAGCTGTGCGTCTTTCGCATTGGTTGTGAACGGGTGAACCTTGACGCCCTCTTCTAGGATTGCCGTCCGGTGCTGCTGGTCAAGCCCGCCGTACATCGTCTTCCACGATTTCGCGATGTTGTCGCGTGCTTTATCGCTGAGCGTCTGCGGGAACTCTAGCGCCATGCCGGGGCGTGCGTTGTTCGCAAAGAACTTGGAACGGTATTTCTGGATACCCAGGCCCAGCCCGATTGCGTCTTTCGCGATCTCGATTATCGGGTATCCACTTAGGCCATCGAAGCCCAACCCATGAACATGCAACACGTCCGCTGCCGGCAGTTTATGCGGGTTGCCCTCAATCTGTGTCGTGTACCAGAGCACGCCGTTCTCGCGAACGGGGAACGTCACGTCCGGATTCAGCGGCCAGAGTTCTTGGGGCGCACCGCTGCCAAGCCGCCGAATGTACGCATACCCATCGCCCTTCAGCAACGCATGGCCGATCAGCGTCTGTATGAAAACGGACGCCGTTATCTCCGGCGTAGCCTTCCGACGTAGGATATAATATGCGGGATGTTCGGGTGCCTTTTCCTTCCCGCCTTCAGGTAATCGCCTGTAGACAACGAGCGGCAGCTTGGCAACGTCGGTGCTGAGCAGCGTCACGGCTCGCAGTAAGGGCGGTAGTCCCAGAACGGTCTTCCGATTCACCTTGACGCCGGAATCTGACTCGCCACCGCCGAACATCTCGCTAAGCCAGGCGGCCGGATCGCTCAGATTCGTGGCGGGATTCTCGAAAGAACGGGACGATGTACGCTCTACAAGGGCGCTAACCAGACCCATGACGACGCCTCATACCCAGCCACAACGCACCAGCGGCGAGGGCTGTCCCCAGAAAGATAAGCGCCACCGACAGATGAATCAAGTACAACCCGTAAGAAATCGCGGCAACGCCGCAGAGTAGGGACAGGTCAAGGGCAATGTCGCGTATCATACGAACGTAATCCCCTGCGTCTCGTAGATGCTTTCCCCCGGTTCCTCTTGTACCATTGCCCGCCCCAGGGCCATGATCGCACACACAATACCGTCGATCTTCCCGCTGGACTTCGCCTTGTTCGGCTTCATGTTGCCCGCCTCGTCATACTTGACTGCCACGTTCGCAGCCATCCACCGAAGCACCGGGT